GGAGTAGTTTCAAAGTAGATTAGCAATTCGACGAAGTGTATTACCTTACGCAAGTCCTCTACTCCACCCTTGTCCCTCCAGCGGCTAAGGTACTTAATGCAGGACCCTTCTATGAATGGTATCTTGTTAGCCCAGTTGTAATAGGCTGGCTGGATAACCATCTTCTTGTAATGATCTCCCCCTACTTGCTTGTATAACGGCTTACTCATAACTTCTTCCATAGTTGCTGACTTTAGTAAGGCTACTAGGTCTCCACTTTTGGCTGGTATCTTACCAGCTAAGTCCTTGAACATCCTGTTTACCATAGTTAGTATCCTGTTTTAGTAATGTTGCCTGGCTCTTCCCACTTACCCTCTGTTACTTGTTTTATAGTATTCCATGTGTGTTCGTAGTTAGGCCAGTCTGCTTCTACTACCACGCACTCCACTAACTTAATTTTCTGTTCTTCTAACTCTCTGCGAATACTAAGTTCGTGAGAAGTGCTAAGGTGCTTGATAGGTATTACTAAGTACCTTTCTTCTCTTTTAAAGTCGCTCATACTCTATCCTCCCATTCCAAATATACGGTTAGAGTCTTCATGTGCCCAAGCTCTTGGTAAACGGCTCATAGTCTAATTCCCCATTCCAAATATACGATTGGATATTTCCTGTACCTTATCCTCATCAGGCTGTCCATTAGGTGCAGGTACTGTGCCTCTTAGTACCCCTCCTACCCATAGTTCCAACTCCTGCGTTATGGTATTCAATCTGTACCCACTGAACTTCCTGTTCTTCAACTCGCTGCTAGTAGCATAGTCAGAGTGATCAGAGCGGCGCTGCTCAGCAGTCTTGATCTTCCTTGGGTCTCCTAACCTAGCTTCTCCTCTGTAGTCTCGCTTGCCCATGTCACATCTCCTCTAATTCTAAAAAGTCGTCTAAGATAAGTCCTTTGCCCCACTCTTCTCTAGTGTGCTGGACTGATATCATACCAGGCCCACCTTGCGGGTCAGGAGCTATCTTGTGTGCGGTCAGCAGTCCCTTCATAATATCTACTAGCTCGGACTGCTTAGACAAGTCTGTCCCTACCGAGCGCCATATCTCTGGTATCGTAAGAGGCTTCTGCGATGATTGCATGAGTTCTAGTATCTCAGTCTGCACAGAGCTGTACTTACCCTTGCCAAATTCCCCTAAGCCTTTAGGCATTCGACACTCTGCGTAGTGCAAGATAGTGTTAGCTTCTAGCGCATCTGTTTTTGATATTGTTGTACTCAAGCGGCTTGCTGCTAACACTAGACACAGTTTCAACAAGTGCGTGAAGCGCCTGTTAGAATAACTTGCAAACCTAGGGTCGTCGATAGGCACAAAGTCTTTGTACATATGATCTAGTATTGCTAGTGCGTCAGGCTCTACCGCTGCTACCCCTCTAACCACTTCCTTCATCTTCTTGATGTGTGCTACTAGGTAGCGTTTAGCTTCTGGGTCAGGTGGCTGGGGCCATGTGATCTTGTTACCTGAAGGGTCAGCTTGTATGATAAGCATCCTCGTTAGGAAGCCGTGGCCTACTACTTCAGGCGGGAAAGCTAGGGTTAGATTGGTTAGGGTTGAGCCTGCAAGTATATTAACAGTAGGCTTAGTAACAACAACGTCATCCCCATGCAGCTTAGGGTGCCTATACTCATCTTTACTATCCCATAGTTTAGTTAGCATAGTCATGAACTCTAGGTTGTTCATACCCATAAAGTCTAAGAACTCGTCTGCTACTACGTACTTCTCCGACGGCTCGTCGAAGGTCAAGTCTAGTAAGTCTGATAGGTCATCGTCGTCTTCTACTAAAGGCATGGTCTCCTTCATCATGCTCTTTAGAAACATCTCCTTAGACAACCTGTCATCTGCGAAGTTAGTGTAGCCTGCTGCTTTAGCCAGCTTCTCTGCTATACCTATAGCTGACGACTTCCGGCTGCCGGCACCACCTACCAATAGAATAAACTGTGTAGGGTACAACTCGAAGTGCCCAAATGGGAATCGGTATTGCCTTCCTAGCATGGCTCCAACTACACTAATAGCAGCCCATCTATGGTAGGCAACGGGGGCTTCCGAGTTCCCCACGTAGTCAAAATACTTCTGGAAGAATGAACTGCTGCTTAGCTGCGTCATACGAAACCTCTACTAATTCGCCATAACTCTTAGTGCTGACCTCAAAGTCTACCTGTATCTCCATAGGCTTCTTTATTATGTCGTAGTTAACAAGGGTCGAGCGAGTCATTAGGCTGCGCATTTGTAACAAGGCTTCCTGTAATCGAGGGGTGCGTACTCTAGCAATGATAGAGTCGTGTACCTGTCCCTTTAGCATAAAGTCTTGCAGCCAGTTGTCAGTGATTACCATCTTCTGGTACACGTCAAACATGGCATCGTTTAGAAGGAAGACACTTAGATTCTGTGGCTGGTGGGCTACTGCCCCACGCAAAGCTCTGTGGTTCCCTTGCATGTTACCAAAGAATAAGCGAGTCCAGCCGGTAGGTGATACTAGCCTACCTTGCGTCTGCAACTTGCGCTCTGTTACCTTATACCACTCGCGTATTTCAGGGAATGGTTTATGGTACAACTCTATGAGGAAGCTAGCAAAGGCTAGTACGCTCATGTTCTTAGGGTTGATTGCTTTCCTAGCGTCTCCACCTGTCAGGGTGATGCCTAGTATATCAGCGCCCATGTACATGTTGTCTACGCCCATGTTCTCAGTGAAGGTTTTAGCTCCCATCATATAGTTAGTACCGTGGACTATCTTCTTCATCACTTTGTTTCGGAACTCTTTAGTAACTTCCTCGTAGGTCATGTGGAAAAAGATAGTAGCCAGGTTCATGTAGAAGTCACGGTCCTTGTTGCTAACTGCTGCTATCAGCTTAGTGCAACAGGATAAGAACGCAGTGCAGACAGCTTCAGCTTTAGAAAAGTCTGCTTGTATCCAAGTGAACCCTTCTTCTGGGACTAGCTGTTTCTTACCATAGTAAGGTATGTTCTGAACCTGTGTGCCACAGTTGAAGTTGCTGGCTCGGCTAGCCATTCGCCCAGTATCTGTGCCCCAAGGGTTAAGCTCAAATAACAATCGACTAGCCTTCTGCCTGAACTTGAAGTAGGTGCCGATAGCTTTGCTCTTGCTCTGGTAGTCTAGGATGCGACTGACGAACATGGAGAGCAAAGGGTGTTGGCGCGCCACGGCTAGCAGATTCTTCTCATCTGTACAAGAAGCAGACTTACCTACCATAGGCTTCTTCGCCCCTAGCAATCCATAGAGCAAAGACTCCTTCTGCTGCCAGGAGCCAGGGTTGAAGTTAGGGTCGCCTGCCATAACTCGCAGATCTTTAGCCGCCTTAGACTTTATAACCTCAGCTTCGCCTAACGCTTTCATGCGCACGTTGTTATCTATTAGTGCGCCCTCTAGTGCAGAGTACATGACAGGCGCTACCATCTTGAATGTCTTAGCGTTGTTAACCTTAACCCACTGTTCGGTAAGGCATAGCTGGCGGATAGCAATTAGAAGAGTCCAGTAAGTATCCTTTACGTTGTAACGCAAGAGGGTACCTATCGACCGCTGCTGGGCTGCTTCCTTAGCCTCGAACTTCCACTGCCTATAGTGAGGCCATGAGTAGCTGGCAATGAAAGCAAGCGAGCGAGGTAGCTCAGCATACTCTGCGTGGGCAGCACCTAGTGTATCCCAGAAGTAGTTACGAGGAAAGGCCCAGTAGTTTATAAGGTGGGTCAGATCGTACACACCATTCTGGAATATCTTAGGCGTGTCAGTATCCATGGCCTGTCTTAGCCAAATGAGCACCTTGGCCAGTTCACCCTCACCCCAATACTCTGAGTCGAAGTCTACAAATGGCACAGCCCATGACTCTATAGACCCATCGTTCTTTAGCATGGTCAAAGCAATAGAGGTTATGTAGACTGGCTTAACTTCCATCCTGCCTTCTTCTATCGCCAGCTTACCCGCTTGGCGCGAGTAGTATTTGTCTATATCCTCACCGT